AATTGAATCACATGACCGTCTTCATCCTCAAAGAATAGTTCGGCTTTGCCACTGACATCTTTGAGATACAAAAAACCCTTGTCCGCTTCATTGGTCGGATCGACGGCAAGCGGAGCATGAAGGGTAATTTTTAGGTGTTCTCCGTCATCAGTTGTGGGCGTGCCCGGAAAGTTATGATCCCGTTTAAGCGCGTCTTCGAGGGCAGCGTTGTTTTCCAGAATTTCCTGCCTGCCTACCCTCATTTTGACATTTCCCGGTTTTGTTTTGTCCCAGCTCATTTTAAAACCTCGGTTTAGAACGCTGTTGCGTCATTTGAATAAGTTTTTTCTCCTGCACCTTTAAAAGCAGGTAATTATACATATCCACCAGCCCGCTTATATCTTCCCCGTTATCCTGCTTGATATCAATCGCGGCTCCGTAAGCGATAACCTGCCCCCATTCCTGGTTTAAAGGCTCATCGGAGGAATTAACCAAAGCATCCGGCCGCTTGACTGACCAACTCCTGATTTCATAAACAGCATCAGGAATCGGCCTCAGTACCAGAGTCGGAATGGTGAGAAGAATATCGCGGGGTTGTTCGTAGGTGAAGGTCTGGCTCAACGGCCATTTGCGGTAAAAAGAGTTAATGTCGGTGTAAACTGTTATCCCGTGCGGCTCACCAGCAACCATAAACGGCTTGAATAAGGCGAGATATTCCTGATCAACCGCAACGGTTTCAATATTCGCAATGGTATTTACCGTAAACCAATCCGAAAGTTCCTGTGGTTTTGCCTCTTTTGGAAAGACAAGCTGATAATAGTTATTGATAAAATTCAGCAGTTCCGTCTCTGTTAGTTGTGAAGTGCTTGGTCTTCCGGTGAGAGCGCGAACTTTCATTTTGATGGTTGCCAGAGTCCAATATCCTGACATTATGAGTTACCTCCCGCTTTGACATTTCTGCGTAACCGCGGGGGCAGTAAGAGTTGCCGGAGCGGAAGCGGGTTTGCTTGCCGTCAATGTCGCCGGAGGGGAGCTTGAAACTGCGGCGCCCAATGAAGCCATAACACCTGCTGAACTTGTATAGGCAACCGTTGAAGTTCCGTCTGCTAAAGACGTTGTCCCAAAAGTAAAATCCCCGTCTGATTTCATGGCGGTGACGTATCCCATTCTCACATGTCCTGCTGCGGCCGCAGGCAAACCGGCAACAGCTAAAGCGGAAGAATCGTACCCGGTAGCGTTATTGGAAGCTTTGATTGCGTCAATCGTGCCATCAACGCCAATATCAAAAGCCACCGCCCCATATTTGCTTTGCGGGATAACATCGTCGCCTGGTGCGGTTCCAGCGGCCACAGCCGCCTTGGTATAAACCACCCCAGCGACGGTATACATACACAATCCGGTATAAACATTCTGAGGTGTTGATCCTATTGCCAATGCGGCTGATGACAGCATTCCATTTGCCACAAACGCATCAAGTTTGCTTTTGATGTCGTTTACCAGTGTTTTTATGGCTCCCACGACAGTCACAAATGTGGCGTGATCATCGTCAAGTTCCTCGATCAGCGTTTCCACGGCATCAGACTGAGTCTTAAACGTGGCGTGATCTGTTCTTAGCTCATTTGCCAGTGTCCTCAAAGCTGTGACCTCGGTATACATGGCCTCGAGTATTTTTCTTAACCCTTCCGGATTTTTAATATTGTCAAGATTGATCGTTTGCTTATCAGCCATTTGCGGCCTCCTTCATGTTTTTGGGTTCGAGCAGTTCCAACTGGATACAGTTGAAGCGGTTTCTTTCGCCGACTTGTTTATTGACCATTTTCCCGCTGCCGTCATCCACGAAGTCATAAATAGGATATTTGAGACTGTTGAGGTGACGCACTACCGAAACAGGAAGCCTTGCCTCTTCGCCATCTTTTAAGGCATACTTCTTGCCATCAACATAAAATTCAACATCCTTGCTCGGATTTTCCGCGTGTTGAAACTTTACTTTCACCATCTTTTCTTCTTGTCTTGTTTCTTCTTTTGCTTTTTCAGCCATAACTTTTTCCTTTTTAAAAAAAGTCCCCCGGGAGAGGCGAGAGGAGGAAGAGGAAAAACCTCTCCCGAAGAACTTACGTTAATATTGTTAGCAATTATGCCCCCTGCCTGATTGCCGTCCAGTAATTAACCTTGCTGTTAACCTGTAGCTCAGCAGGAATGGTAACCCCCTTAAAACCGATGTCTTTGGTTGCGGTTTCTCCCATGACCGTGGCGGTGCTGATAGACCCTGCATCCTTTGATACGATAGGGTTGCTGGTCTCATAGGTATACGCACCGGTTGACCCGGTCATTTTGATGGTGCTTGCGTCACCCAAATTTTTGTCATAGATGTAGATATTCGGGTTGGTAGCGGCTCCGACAATAAGTTCAAAATGGTCAGGCACAAAGCCAAGGTTAATATCTACATCTGCCGCAGAGCTGGCGGAAGTAAATGTTCCATGTTTTATTTCCGGCATTCCCATGTTGTTCTCCTTAAAAATCGCTACCCACTCTTAGCTGTGGGTAACTCTTAAATTGTTCATAAGTGCATCGTTCAGGATTCGAGCCACAAACGGTGTTTTCCACCCAACTGTTGCCCGCTGGTTCAATGGATCGCCCGTACCGCCGCTTCCAAAATCGTGAACGATTGATTTTGCCGATCCACCTTTGATCTCGCTGGTTCCGTAGGCATTTTTACCAAGAACCAGACAGTAATAATTATAGGCTTGCGGAGTGCCGGCAACTTTATGGGCCACCGAACTTACGAGAAACCGAACGTTTCCAACGTTTCCCCATTCACCTTCAATCGCGTCTCCTTTGGGGTATTCGGCAACTGATTTAAACCCGGAGCAGGCCTCTAAATCGTCAATCAGATCAGTGTGGATAATCGACCAGAAAGAAGCTCTAACCGGAGAAGTTCCTATTCCGGTAGAAGCTTTTTGTACCTCGGTGATGAATGAAGCATTGGCGCCCAGAAGCGTTTTAACTACTGCGTCAATATCAGCTCTGGTCAGTTCCGTAGGTGTATATCCGTTTGCGCCCTTGGACGCATTGGTATAGGAAGCAGTTGCACAAAGAATGTCTCGGGTAAGTTGATCGAGCGTTAATCCCATTTGCTCACCCAGTAACTCGGTAAACTCTGTGATTACCCGGTCCTCTACAGTGAGATCAATAACATCAGAAACCCCCATCCAGTCCCCATACCAGGAAATCTGGGCGAGAATGTCCGTCTTTGCGCCCTGCTGTCCGGGAGGGGTAACTCCTTCGGTTAATGGAACGGTAGCAGCCGCAAGCGCGGTATATCGCCGCCACTTGACGGTGTTTCCGGATTTTTTACCAATATTCCTGACCTGGGCGAACTTGTTGTAATGCAGATACGGCAAAGCCCGCTTTAAAAGCACTCGGTCATAAAATATTGCTACTGCCGGGTCTACCTGGGTTGTTGAAGTGTATCCTGTGGTCATCGTTTATTCTCCTTGTGATTAGCTGCTTTTCACCCGCGCAATATGGTCTTCTAAGTCCTCATCTTTCATTCCGGCGAACTTCTCGAACTTCCCTCCGGCCCCGGCTCCCTTCCCCGGCACTCCGGGTTTTTCAGCGTTAGCAAGAATCTTTTTGAGGTTTCCGTCACCTTTTCCGTTTTCGTCATTATTTCCAGTCCCGGAACCTTTAGAAGACGCCTTCGCCTTCCCTTTTCCACCGGCTAATGTATATGCGAGCAGATTGGGATTATCACTTGACCGTATTGCTGATAATAAAGCAGGGTTGTTTTTTAACAGTGTTGGTAAATTTTTCTGCAAAACGTCCTGGTAATCAGGATAAAGAGTCATCATCTGCAGCTCGCTCATCGGCCCCATCACGTTGGCGTTGAACCCCTGGGTAACTTCCGCCACGATCTGCTTTAACTCCTTGGCAGTGACAACTTCATCATCGTTAAGGGTTTCAAGCAGTGCTTTAGCCACCTTTTTCTGTTCAGGTGCCTGAACACGAGCCTGTTGAAGGTTGGCACGATAAACCTCAAGGGTATCTGCCATCTCCCCAACTTTAGCCTCTAAATCCTGACGTTTTTTCCTCTCCGCTTCCAAAGCTTCAAGAGGAACGGTTTTGGGTTCGCCCCCCTGTTGGGAGCCTTCACCTTCCCCGTTTTCTAAATCCTGATCTCCGGCGTCGAGATCATCTTCTTCGCCCGTTAAAACTGTTTCTTCGTATGGCATGACTTTATCTCCTTAAAATCCTTCTCATTAGACTGACGGTGTGGCGGCCACCCAATTAATAAAATCGCCCATGTCGCAAAGAAAAGATTGATAAGCTATTTAACCTTTATTAAAAATAGGCATTCCCTGGCCTGAATCGTAAGCCTCTTCAACACCTTCCCCGGTCAACACCACTTCGGGGATCGCGATATCCATCGGCAGCGTCCAAATCCTTTTAACTATCCCTTTCTTGTTGTCCACAAAATAACAGAGGGTATTGAGCATTTTCTTTGGCTTTTGATTCAGTAAAACCAGACTTGTTTTTATGACCTTTTCTTCCGGGCTTGAAACAACCACCAGAATATAATAGCTTTCCTTGCGCTGGTTGTTATCAATCACCCGGCCCAGCAGAGCTTGTAAACCCAGGGAAAGTTCATCCCTTAAAGGTCCTAAAAGTTCTGTCATCGTTTAGTCCTCTTAATTCTTTTACGTTGAGATACCGTAGCGCTTGGCATCGAAATAATTTTAACAGGTTCTTCCGCTTGAGAACCTGCGCTACCGCCTTGACTTAAAATTGACGGAAGAATACCCCCTGGTTGTCCTCCTGTCGCTATATTCGGCTCTTTTGGTACCGCGTTATCCAGTTTCGGTTCCAGCCATGTTTCAAGCATTTGCATTATGCCGACTAAATCTTTCAACTGTTGCGTATCCATCTGCTGCATCTTTTTAACACCCTGCATGTGTTCATCCAGCGCAATGGCGCGATGTTTCTGGCTTTCGGCGATTTTCTCCTGGGCAGTCGCAATCTCAGTTCCCAGCTGGGCGTTTCTGAGTTTCATCTCCAGCATCTGCATTGCCATTTGCATTTGCTGGACTTTCTGTTGCTGTTGTTCGGCCTGTTTGATCTGCTCTAAAATTTTATCCTTGTTTTCCATTGGAGCGGCTTCAAGTATAACATCCCAGGGAATCGGACAATCCGGAAAACTCTTTTTCATAAAAAGCAATTGCGTAAAATACATCTGCTTCTGCGTGTCGGTAAGAATTCCCTCACATGGGACACAATCGTATTTCCCGAAGTCTTTAGAGTAGAATTCCGGCGTCGGTTCTTCTTTTATGATCTTCTTTACCTTTTGCG